GGCTCATGGAAATGTGCAGAGGGATCACCCTCACCGGCGAGAGCTGGCGCCAGAAATAGGAGGACGACATGAAGAAGGTTTATATCTGCTCCCCCTGCCGCGGGGACTACGAGAACAACATCCAGCGGGCCAAGGAGTACAGCAGGGCCGCAGCTATGAGGGGCTGCATCCCGATCACCCCGCACATCTTCCTCACGCAGTTCATGGACGACACCATCCCGGCCGAGCGCGAGCTGGCCCTGAGCATGGGCCGCGAGCTGGTGCTCATGTGCTCCGAGCTGTGGGCCTTCGGGCTCGACCACCCCTCTGCCGGCATGGCTGCGGAGATCGAGGTCGCCAAGGCGGCCGGGATCCCTGTGGTCAATGGCTTCAGGGCTATCACCGAGATCGGCGCACCCGATCCCGAGCCTGACGAGGAGCCGGCCGAGGTCGGCAGCGTGACCATCCACATCCCTGCCTTCAGGGCGATGGCGGTCTGCAATCAGCACCTCGACCACGGCCCGCTCAGCATCGAGCTGGACGGCAGCATCATCCTCGACCTCGCCGACCGCCTGAGAATGGATCCCGGGACTCACTTCGAGGTCGGCCCGGGAGGTGACGTCAGTGGCTAATAACTACAACCCCCGCAAAAACGCCGAGGGCTACAACGACCCGACACCCTACGAGGCCGAGCGCCGCATGAGGGCGCAGATCGCCGGCCGCAGGGCCAAGGTCGCCGGCGAGCACTTCGAGAACATGATCTCGGCCGCTTGCGACTACTACCGCGACCGCGGGCTCGCCAAGATCGAAAAGACGCCCGAGCCCATGAAGCCCCTCGGGGCGAAAAACAAGAAGGGCCAGTTCCTCGCCTGCTACACCAAACAGGCGCAGCCGGACTATGGCGGCACCCTGAAGGGCGGCCGGAGCATCTACTTCGAGGCCAAGCACACCGACGACGACCGCATCGAGCAGCGCCGCCTCACCAAGGAGCAGCAGGACGACCTCGAAGCCCATCACAGGCTCGGCGCCCTCGCCTTCGTCCTCGTCAGCTTCAGCCTGTGCGACTTCTACCGGGTGCCGTGGCCCGTCTGGCGCGACATGGCCGACACCTTCGGCCGCAAGTACGTCAGGCCGGTCGACCTCGAGCCCTACGAGGTGCCCGCCGTGGCCGGCTACATCAAGCTGCTGCACGGCATCGAGGAGGTGACGCTGTGAAGGACACCGTCGAGACCAGAGCGCTGAAGATCGCCGCCAAGGTCATGCAGGCCGCCGGCCTGTGCCGCTATGAGTCGGTCACGAGCTGCCGGCGCGTCTACGTCGGCGAGGACACCTGCGAGAAGTGCATCAGGGCGTGGCTGATCTCCAAGGCGAAGAAGGAGCTCAGGATAGAGCAAGGAGGTGCGCCATGATCCCGCTCCCCGAGAAGAAGTACAGCGTCATCTACGCAGATCCCCCGTGGGGCTACCAGAACAGGGGCACCCGCGCAGCAGCATCGAAGCACTACGACGTCATGACGGTCGAGGACATCAAGAAAATGGCCGTCGGAGCTGCGGGGGGGGGTATTGCCGACGATGACTGCGCCCTCTTTATGTGGGCGACCTTCCCCATGCTGAAGGAGGCCCTCGAGGTCATCGAGGCGTGGGGCTTCACCTACAAGACCGTCGCCTTCAACTGGGTGAAGCAGAACAAAAGCGGCGCCGGCCTGTTTATGGGCCTCGGCAACTGGACGCGCAGCAATTCAGAGATCTGCCTGCTGGCCGTCAAGGGCAAACCGAAGCGCGTGAGCGCCGGCGTCCACAGCGTCATCCTCAGCCCGCTCCAGCAGCACAGCCGCAAGCCGGACGAGACCCGCGACAGGATCGTCGAGCTCATGGGCGACCTGCCCCGGATCGAGCTTTTCGCCAGAGAGACCGCGCCCGGATGGGACTCGTGGGGAAACGAGGTGCCGGATCCGGCCGCAGAAATCGGAAAGGAGGCCAACGATGGACAGCACCACCAGAGCAACCCGGCGCCAGAGCTATGACGCCATACTCCCGAAGCGCGGGAAGCGCTGCCGCCTGATCCTCGAGACCCTCGGCAGCCGTCAGATGACGGCCAGCGAGATCACCGAGGAGCTGGTCGCAGCCGGAAAGATCCCGTACTTCAACCGCAACTATGTCGCCCCGAGGCTCACCGAGCTGAAGGACATCGGCGTCCTCGTGACGGTCGGCCGCAGGAAGGCCACCCGATCGGACGCAACCGAGGCCGTATGGGCCAGAAAGGAGTAGACCATGAACGAAACCCGCAACAGCATCCTCCAGATGGCGAAGGGCGCCTTCGAGGAGCGCGTCGACTACGAGATGACCCGCGTGATCGACAACATCCTCGACCGTAACACCAAGGCCACCGCGAAGCGCAAGATCACCCTCACCATTGAGCTGACGCCGGACGACGAGCGCCAGCGCATCCAAGTCGCCGTGACGGCCAAGTCGACCCTCGCCGCCACCAACCCCGTCGCGACTTCCCTCTGCATCACCAGCGACGGAAACGGAGAGATGATCGTCGCCGAGATGGTGCCGCAGATCCCCGGACAGATGAAGATGGACGGCACACAGCAGGAGCAGCCGAAGATCCTGAAGCTGCTCGCCACCAGCTAACAAATACAAGGAGGAACGCACAATGCTCGCAAAAATGATTGACAAGATCGTCAGCCTGAAGGAGACCAAGACCTTCGAGATCGGCGGCCAGACCTACGCCGACGCCGCCCTCACCCGGATCCCGCCCCACGTCGACCGCCCCGCCTGCATCGAGGTCAGCGGTCTGGACGGCATCTGCAAGCTGATCCGCACCGAGCTCGCCAAGCTCGACACCGTCGTCATGGTGCAGGCCAAGGCCCACAACGAGGTCGAGGTCATGACCACCTACCAGCCGGACTTCTCCCGCAATATGCTCTACCGGGCCAGAGCGGACGCGCCCGGCCTGCGCACCGGCTTCAGGGGCCGTGAGGTCGCCCTGATCGAGCTGCGCAGCCTGTTCATCCCGGGTGAGGGCACCGCGTACCTGCTCGACCTGCTCAGCCGGATGACGGACGAGAACAGCGTCACCACCCGGGACAACGGCGTCACGCAGCAGGTGGAAGCCAAGCAGGGCGTCAGCCTCAATGTGATGGTCGACGTCAAGCCCCGCGTCATGCTCCGGCCCTTCCGCACCTTCCTCGAGGTGGAGCAGCCCGAGAGCGAGTTCCTGATCCGCGTGGACGCCGAGGAGGGCATCGGCTTCTTCGAGGCAGACGGCGGCATCTGGAAGCTGGAAGCCAAGAGAAACATCGCCAAATACTTCGAGACGCAACTGGCCGACCTGATCGAGGCCGGCAAGGTCGTCGTCATGCAGTAACCGAAAAGGCCGGGCGGGCCATCCCCGCTCGGCCATTCGTGGAAGGAGGAAACGACCATGAAAGACAACAAAAACAGCGCCGCCGGCGGCAACATTTTCCTGAGCCTGCTGGCCGTGGCCTTTATAGTTCTGAAGCTCACCGGCGTCATCGAGTGGAGCTGGCTGTGGGTACTGGCCCCGATCTGGATCCCCGCCGCCATCGTGCTCGTGATCCTGCTGCTCACCCTCGTCGTGGTGCTGGTGAAGGCCACCAGCGAGCAGGTGCAGCGCAACCAGAAGGCGGCAGCCCACGCCGCCGGCATCGACGCCGAGGCCGCCAAGTATGGCATCGAGCGCCAGCCCGGCGAGAGCAACGTCGACCTGAAGCGCCGGATCGCCTTCTTCAAACAAGCCGAGAGGAGGGCCAGACACCAGTGACCAGAGAACAACGACAGGAGATCCTCGCGACGGCGATCAAGACGTGGGGCGAGCCCGCTCAAATCGACATGGCCGTCGAGGAGATGGCCGAGCTCACCAAGGCCCTGTGCAAGGTCAAGAGGGCGCAGGCAGGCCCGGAGCTGGCCGCTGCCATCGAGAACGCGGTCGAGGAAGTCGCCGACGTCCAGATCATGCTCGACCAGCTCCGCATTATGCTCGGTCAGACCGGCGCCGACGTCGAGGACGCCAAGCTCAGGCGGCTGGAGTCCCGCCTCATGATGGCAGGAAGGAGGGGCCCGCTGTGAATAAAGCAACCTGCCGGGGCTGTGGAGCCCCGATCGTATGGATAAAGACGCCGACCGGGAAGGCCATGCCCTGCGATCCCTCGCCGGTCTACTACAAGCCCGCGCCCGGAGGCAAGGAGAAGATCGTCACCCTCCGGGGCGAGGTCATAAGCTGCGAGATCGTCGCCGGGGCAGACGCCACCGACGCAGGATACCGGCCGCACTGGGCCACCTGCCCGCAGGCCGGAAACTTCAAGAGAGGAGGTCGAGCAGATGGCAAGAGATAAGCAGCCGCAGGGAGGCCCCGGGCTGGCCGAGTACACAACGACAGCAACGCCGAAGGCGCAGGCCGGAGGCGTCCCTGTGTTCTGTGCTCACGACGCCATCGTCCCGACCAAAGACCTCCAGCCCAACCCCAAAAACCCAAACCAGCACCCGCCGGAGCAGATCAAGGCCCTCGGCGCCATCATCCGGGCAACCGGCTGGCGCGGGCCGATCACCGTCAGCACCCGCTCGGGCCTGATCGTGAAGGGCCACGGCCGTCTCATGGCCGCCGAGCTCGAAGATCTGACCGAGGTGCCGGTCGACTACCAAAACTATGCCAGCGAGGCCGAGGAGCTGGCCGACCTGACCGCCGACAACCGCATCGCCGAGCTCGCCACCACCGACAACAAGCTGCTCGCCGAAGTATTTGCCGACATCGACACCGGCGAGATCCCCTTCCTGCTCTCCGGCTATACCGAGGAGGAATACGGCAACATCGTGACGGCCCTCTCTGAAGCCATCCACCGGCAGGAGCTCGCTGAGCCCGACGCGGTCATCGAGCCACCGGCCGCACCCGTGACGCAGCGCGGGGATCTGTGGATCCTCGGCAAGCACCGCGTCGTGTGCGGCGACTGCACCAACGCAAACGACCGGGCGCTGCTGCTGAACGGCGCCACGCCGGAGATCCTCGTAACCGATCCACCCTACTGCTCCGGCGGCTTCCAAGAAAGCGGGCGCAGCGCGGGAAGCATCGGCACCGACCGGGTCGACGGAAACCTGCCGACCATCGCCAACGACACGCTCAGCACCCGCGGGTATCAGGCGCTCATGAAGGCGATGATCCAAGACCTGCCGATCCTCGTGGCCTACATCTTCACCGACTGGCGAATGTGGGTCTACCTGTTCGACATCGTGGAGAGCAACGGCCTCGGCGTGAAAAATATGATCGTATGGAATAAGAAAAGCCCGGGCATGGGCGTCGGCTGGAGGACACAGCACGAGCTCGTCATGTTCGCACACCGCACGAAGCCGAAGTTCGACAACCACAAGGGCTACGGCAACGTGCTCGAGTGTACCAGAACAGGGAACGAGCTGCACCCCACGCAGAAGCCGGTCGAGATCATTGAGAAGCTGCTCGACAATACAGAGTGGGCCCACGGCGTCGTCGACCTGTTCGGAGGATCCGGCACCACCCTGATCGCCTGCGAGAAGATGGGCCAGCCGTCCTACCTGATGGAGCTGACGCCGGCCTTCACCGACGTGATCGTGAAGCGCTACATCCGCACCACGGGCAAAACTGACGTCCGCTGCGTCCGTCAAGGCAAGGAGCTCCCGAGGGAGGCCATCGCCGAGATCTTCGAGCCAGACGATGAAGGAGGTGAGCAGGAGTGACGCCCTGACAGAATGAACGAGCAACCCAAAACCAAGAAGATCAAGGAGCGCCTCGGCGCCTACCTGAAACTGCTGCGGGAAATAGACAACGAGACCGAGCGCCTCGACCGCATGGAGCTGACGGGCGGCAACACCGGCCCCAACCTGACGGGTATGCCCCGGCCGAAGGGCACCGTCTCCAACCCGGTCAGCGCCTTCGTCCTGAAAAAGATGGAGCTCGAGGAGCGCATCGCCAAGCTCAACGCCGACGAGCGCAGGGAAAACGCTGCCATCGAGGCCATGCTCCAGCACCTCGACGACCCCGACGAGCGCGCCGTCATCCGGCTGCGCTACTTCGACCGAGCCGAGTGGGATGGCATCAACGCGGCCCTGTTCGGGAGCCGCCCCGACTACATCGAGAAGCTGGACGCATACCAGCGCAGGACGTATAGGATCCACGGCCGGGCCCTGCTGAGACTGGCCGACATACTGGAGGCGAGCGAAGTGAATGACAGTAAAATGGTATAGAAACGGAGTCAGTGACAGTGAATGTCACCCGCAACCTGTGTTATTCTATATCCTGCAAAAGACCGCCGGACACCCGACCAACACGGGAGCAACGCCCGGAGGATAACCAAATCACAACCACATACCAGCCGCAAGGCAACCGAGCCGTCGAGCGCACACAGCGCCCGGCGGCTTTTCCATGCTCTGAGAAAGGAGGCGAAACCCTTGCCACGCAGCACCATCACCATGCAGGTTGAAAACTTCCAGCAGCTTCTCGCTGACGTCAGGGCCATCGAGGACGCCGGGAAGAAGGCCATCACCAACACCCTGAAGGACGTCAAGGCCAGAGCACCGGGCTGGATCGCCAGCGAGGTCGTGCAGGTCTACAACATAAAGAAGGGCGAGATCACCCCCTCCAGTGGCAAGGGGGCCAAGCCGAAGAAGATGGCCGGCACCGTCAGGATCACCGGCGAGACCTTCGAGGAGCTGGCCTTCACCTATGAGGGCAGGCTGCTCACCCCTGTCCACTTCGGCATGACACCGAAGGCCCCGCCGCAGGGCAAGAGCTACACCCTGAAGATGCAGGTCATCAAGGGGAAGAAGCAGGTGATCGGCCGCTATAAGAATACCCGCACCCCGGGCGGCCCCTTCTCCAAGCGCTCGCACAATATCCTCATGGGGACAGGCAACGCCAAAGCAGACGGCACCAACTGGATCCCCTTCCAGCGCATGAGCCCAGTGCGCACCAACATCGAGAAGTTCACCACCATCTCAGTCCCTCAGATGGTGACGAGTGAGCGCACACATGACGCCATCATGACCAAGCTCACCGAGGAGACATCCAAGCGCCTCGACCATCACCTCAGCAGGGCCCTCGGGAAATAGCCCCGCCACGGGCACCACAAGGCCGCACACGCCACGCGCCGCGCCAGCCAACGCCCAGCACCACCACGAGCCAAAACGCGCCGCAGACGCGCCCACAGCCCCGCCACGGCCCACCAGCGCCGCCGAAGGTACTGTGACGCACCCCTGACGCCTGCGGTGCTGGCGAGCCCAAAAAACGCGCAGACTGGAAAAACTTTTTTCCGGCCGTTTCGTTTCGCTCAGGGCCCGCCGGCAGCACATCAGAAAGGAGGAAGGCCATGCCGAACACCAACACCACCCCCGGCGCCAAGCTCGTCGACAGCAAGACCATCGCGGCTCTGTTCGGCGTGACTACCCGCCGGGTGCAGCAGCTCACGCAGGAGGGCATCATCAACGCCACCAAGCAGGGCAACGCCAACCGCTACGACCTGCTCGCCACGATCCAGAAGTACATCAGATACCTGACGGAGAAGGCCAACGGCCGCGAGCCCTCAAAGAAGGACACCGAGATCGAGGGCAGGAAACTGGAGGCCGAGGCCGACCTGAAGCGCAGCAAGGCCGACATGGCTGCGCTCCAGCTCAAGGAGCTCGAGGGCAAGATGCACCGCAGCGAGGACGTCGAGGCAGTCATGACCGACATCGTCTACACGATCCGCTCGATGCTCATGGCCCTGCCCGGGCGTCTGGCCGTCGACGTCACGACCGCCGCGTCAGCCGCAGAGGCGTCCGAGATCATCCGGGCCGAGGTCTACAAGATCCTCGAGGAGCTGGCCGGCTATAAATACGATCCCGAAGAATATGCGCGGCGGGTAAGGGATCGGGAAGGCTGGAGCGACCTCTCCGATGGCGAGGACGACTAAAAAAGCCGCCGCCAGACTGAACGCAGCGATCTCGGGAGCCCTGAAAAACTTCAGGCCGCCCGAGAGCTTGACCGTGGACGAGTGGGCTGACAGATACCGCCGCCTCTCGCCAGAAAGCTCGGCCGAGGCCGGCCCGTGGCGCACCAAGCGCACCCCGTACCTCGAGGAGCCCATGAGGGCCTTCACGGATCCGAAGGTGCGCAAGATCGTCATGGTCGCAGCGTCGCAGGTCGGCAAGTCTGAGCTCGAGCTCAATATCATCGGCTACATTATCGACCAAGACCCCGGCAGCATCCTCTATGTCCACCCCACGATCGACGACGCGAGGAAGTTCAGCCGCCTGCGCGTCGCCCCTATGATACGCGACAGCAAGCGCCTGAAGGCCAAGGTCAGCGACGTCAAGGCGAAGGACAGCGGCAACACCATCCTCCAGAAGTCTTTTCCGGGCGGTATGCTCACCCTGACCGGCTCGAACAGCGCCTCGGCGCTGGCCTCCACCCCGGCCCGCTACATCATCGGCGACGAGCGCGACCGATGGGCTGCGAGCGCCGGCACTGAGGGCGACCCGTGGGCGCTGGCCGAGGCACGTCAGGCCACATTCTACAACGCCAAGGCGGTCGAGGTCTCCACCCCGACCATCAAGGGTGCCAGCAACATCGAGACCAGCTTCGGCGAAGGCACGCAGGAGCGCTGGTGCCACCGCTGCCCTGAGTGCGGCGAGCACAACGAGATCAACTTCGACGACATCCGCTTCGAGCCCGAAGCCAAGAGGATCCGCGGCAAAAAGTCGTGGAAGCTGAAGGGCGGCGTCTCATGGATCTGCCCCGCCTGCGGCTGCGTGATCCCCGAGGAGACCATGCGCCGGCAGCCGGCCAAGTGGATCGCAGACAACCCCGACGCCTACGCCAAGGGCGTGCGCTCCTTCTGGCTCAACGCCTTCTCGAGTCCGTGGACGCCGTGGAGCAAGATCGTCCTGAAGTTCCTCGAAGCGAAGGACGACCCGCAGCGCCTCAAGGTCGTCTACAACACCCTGCTCGGCCAGCTATGGGAAGATCGCGGCGACCTCGCCGACGAGGACACCATGCTCGCCCGGCGCGAGGACTACGGCACCCGGCAGGACGGCGCACCCGTGGAGGTGCCCGACGGCGTGCTGGTGCTCACCTGCGGCGTCGATACGCAGGACAACCGGCTCGAGTACGAGGTGGTCGGTCACGGCCACTATGGCGAGACGTGGGGCATCGTCAAGGGCGTCATCATGGGCCGGCCAGACACCCCCGAGGTCTGGCAGCGGCTCGACGACGTCGTCGACCACGTCTACACCTTCAAGAGCGGGCGCGGCCTGAAGATCTCCATCACCTGCGTCGACTCGGGCGGCCACTTCACGCAGGAAGTCTATGAAGCCTGCCGGGCGCGGCAGGGCAAGCGCGTCTTTGCCATCAAGGGCAAGGGCGGCGACGGGATCCCCTTCGTCTCGCCGCCTTCCAAGGTCGCCATCCGCGACAACAAAAAGGTCACCTGCTGGCTTTACACCATCGGCGTCGACGCCGGCAAGGCTGCCATCATGGCAAATATCAAAGTACAGGAGCCCGGCCCGGGCTTCTGCCATTTCAACCGGCACCCGGACGCCGGATACGATCTGCACTACTTCAACGGCCTGCTCAGCGAAAAGCTGGAGCTCACCCGCACCAAGCGCGGCGACCAGTGGGCGTGGGTGAAGATCCCCGGACACACCCGCAACGAGCCCCTCGACTGCCGCGACTACGCGATGGCCGGCCTGAAGATCATCAACCCCGACATGGACGCGGTCGAGCGCAGGCTCAAGGGGCTCGAGGAAAAGCGGCCGCAGCCGCAGCCGAGAGCACGCACACGACGAAGCAAGGCGGCCAGCGCCTTCGACGACTGGTAAGGAGGAAAGACCATGAAAACACGCAAGACCATCGAGATCGAGCTGACCGCAAAGCGGGATCGGCTCGCCCTATATCTGAAGCGGGAGGCCGAGATGCTGGACGGAGGCGTCCAGAGCTACGGCATCGGCTCCCGCAATCTGGCCCGCTACAACACCGACCTCGGCACGATCCGGGCCGCCATCAAGCAGCTCGAGGACGAGATCGCCGCCCTCGAGGGAGCGCTGAACGGTCAGCGCCCCCGCAAGGCCATCGGCGTCGTCCCTCGGGACTGGTAAACACGGAAAGAAGCTCCTCCCGGGGGCTTTTTTCATAGGTGAGCCGCCGGGAGTTTTCGCTCCTTTACTCCCGAGGCTCGCCATCTTCCTGAAAGGAGGTGAGCACCATCAGCAAAAGGAAAAAGAGAAGCCGCCCTCAAGGCGGGCAGCGGCCGCGCCCTGTGAATAAGGGCTACGGCGACGCCGGCGCGAGCTGGCATAAGAAGGCGACCAAGGGCTTCAACGCCATGAGCGGCAGCCCGAAGGAGGACATCGACGCCCACAACGGGACGCTGCGGCAGCGCTCGAGGATGCTCTACATGGCCGCCCCGATCGCCACCTCGGCCGTCAAGACCAACCGCACCAACGTCATCGGCGTCGGCCTTCAGCTCAAGAGCAGGATCGACCGCGAGGTGCTCGGCATGGATCAGGCCGCTGCGGACGCATGGCAGGCCAAGACCGAGCGGGAGTTCTCCCTGTGGGCCAACAGGAAAGCAGCCTGCGACGCCACCGGCGTGAACAACTTCTACGCCATGCAGCAGCTCGCCCTCGCCTCGTGGCTGGTCAGCGGCGACGTCTTTGCCGTCGTGAAGCAGTACGAGCCGACCGACCTCATGCCCTACTCGCTGCGCATCCACCTCGTCGAGGCTGACCGCGTGGCAACCCCGACCGACTCCGGTATCGTCACGCTGCCGCTGCTGACCACCGGCAAGGCCGCCAACGGCAACACCATCTTCGACGGCGTCGAGGTCAATGCCGACGGCATGATCGAGGCGTACCACATCCGCAGCACCTACCCCCTCGAGCTCGGCGCAGCGTCGACCAAGTGGGCCCGCGTGAAGGCATACGGGGAGCGCACCGGCCTCCCGAACATTCTGCACATCATGGAGAGCGAGCGCCCGGATCAGTACCGCGGCGTCAGCTATCTGGCGCAGGCCATCGAGCCGCTGCTCCAGCTCCGTCGCTATACCGAGAGCGAGCTGACTGCTGCCGTGGTCGAGTCGTTCTTCACGGCCTTCATCAAGACTGAAGCCGGCGCCGGCGACAACCCCTTCAATGAGGTGGGGAGCTCGCTGCCGGAGGTCAGCCGCGACCCCAACGAGTACGAGATGGGCCCCGGCCAGATCAACATCATGGAGCCCGGCGAGGACGTCACTTTCGCAGATCCTAAGCGGCCCGCGTCAGGCTTTGACGCCTTCATGCGTGCCATCTGCGAGCAGGTGGGCGCAGCGCTGGAGATCCCGGCCGACCTGCTGCTGAAGTCCTTCAACAGCTCGTACAGCGCCAGCCGCGCCGCGCTGCTGGAAGCGTGGAAAGCGTTCAAAATGCGCCGCGAGTGGTTTGTGGCCGACTTCTGCGCCCCGGTCTACGAGATCTGGATGGCCGAGGCCGTGGCCCGCGGCCGTATCATCGCCCCGGGCTTCTTCAGCGACCCGGCGATCCGCGCCGCATACCTCGACGCCGAATGGATCGGCCCGTCGCAGGGGCAGCTCGACCCGACAAAGGAGATCACGGCCGAGATCCTCGCCATCGGCGAAGCGATCACGACCAGAGAGCAGGCCACCGTCAGGCTCAACGGCGGCCAGTGGGACGCCAACGTCGAGCAGATCGCCCGGGAAAACATCAAGCTCAAAGAGGCGCAGGGGCAGACCGACGACGGATCCGCACCCGCCCCGGCCTTCTCGGCAGAGCTCCGCGCTGCGGTCATCGCCGAGGTGGTCAAGAGTATCAAGGAAGGAGAACAGCATGAGAACAAATAACGCACCCCGGCTCTACGCCGGGCCCGCGCCCGTCTCTCCCGCTGGCGGTCAGGTCACGAAGTTCTGGAACATCGCCAGCACCGGGGACGACACGGGCGAGATCCTGCTCTACGGCGACGTCATGAGCAGGCAGCCGGTCGACTGGTGGACGGGCGAGCCTGAGCCCGGCCTCTACATCACCCCCGAGGGCTTCCTCGAGGATCTGGCTGCCGTGAAGGACAAGGGCAGCATCACCATCAAGATCAATAGCTGCGGCGGCGACCTCTACACCGGCATCGCCATCCACAACGCGATCAAGGGCCTCGGCGGCACCAAGACCGTCATCGTGGAAGGCATCGCGGCCAGCGCGGCCAGCGTCATCATGTGCGCCGGCGACGACGTGCGGGTCTACCCCGGCAGCATGGTCATGATCCACGGAGTCAGCGGGCTCCTGTTCGACTACTACAACCTGCAAGACCTGAAGAAGCTCCAGAAGGACTTCGACGCCAGCGAGCGGGCCATCGCGGAGATCTACCACGCCAAGACCGGCATCGCGGTCGACCAGCTCCGCGGCATGATGACCCGCGAGACGTGGATGGTCGGGCAGGAAGCAGTCGACAACGGCTTCGCCAACACCCTGCTCGAGGACGAAGGCCCCGCCGCCTCCGTCAGCGCCGACAAGAAGGTGCTCCTCGTCGCCGGCATCCGGCACGACGCCGCAGCCTTCAGGTGCATCCCCGGGACGATCCCGGTCAATCACAGTATCGCCGCCGCTCCTGCGGCCGGAGATAAAACCAAAAAGGCCGGCACTCCGGCCAAAACTGCAAAGGAGGAAAGCATCATGAACATGGAACAGCTCAAGGCTCAGCACCCCGAGCTCGTGGCTCAGATCGAGCGCGAAGCTGCTGAGACCGCCAGAACGGAGGCTATTGCGCAGGAGCGTGAGCGCCTTCAGGCCATCGAGAGCATCGAGGCCAGCGTGGGCGACGCTCAGCTCGTCCGCGACGCCAAGTACGGCGAAAACCCCTGCACCGCTGAGCAGCTCGCCCTCAAGGCCATGCAGAAGCAGGCCGCCCTCGGCACCAAGCACCTCGCCGACGTGAAGGCTGACAACGCCGGATCCGGCGCCGCTGACGTGGGCGCTGCCCCCAACGGCGGCGAAGCCGGCAGCGAGAACGACGACAAGGCCCGGGTCGACGCCATCGTCAACCTTTACAAGGCCACCAAGACCAACTAAGGAGGTAAAAAACATGAGCAAGAGACTCGACGAGAACATCGGCACTGTGGAATATGACGGCCTGATCGTCTCCAACGTGCCCGTCGCCGACGTCGTGACCGTGAAGCTGGCCGCCGGCACCGGCGTCCTGAAGCGCGGCACCGTCGTCACCGGCGCCGCCGACGCTGAGCTGGCCCCTGCGGCCGCTGCGCTGGTCGCCACCAACGGCACCTTCGTCCTGACCGACGACACCGACATCACCGAGGCCACCGTGGCCACTGCCTACCGCACCGGGCACTTCGCCCGCAACAAGCTGACCACCGACGGCACCTACGCCCTGACCGCTGCGGACGAGGAGATCCTGCGCAACGCCGGCATCCTGCTCTCCGACGCGATCGAATACTAAGAGAAGGAGGACAACAAAATGCCTTTTAACTTCTACGAGACCCACACGCTGCTGATGGCTGTGGAGCAGCTCACCCCTGCCCCGAGCTTCCTGCGTGATCGGTACTTCCCCACCAACGCCGCGAGCGACATCTTCTCCACCGATGACGTGCTGGTCGAGTACCGCGACGGCACCAAGAAGCTCGCGCCCTTCGTCGCTCCCCGCAAGGGCGGCGTCACCATCCTGCGCAACGGCTACCACATGGAGCGCTTCACGCCTCCCTTCGTGGCGCCCAAGCGTGCCCTCAGCATCGACGACCTGAAGAAGCGCGGCTTCGGCGAAGCCCTGTTCACTCAGCTCACCCCTGAGCAGCGTCAGCAGGCCCTCATCCTGAAGGACGCCGACGAGATGGGCGAGTTTATCACCCGCCGCGAGGAGGCGATGGCTGCCGAGACCATGCTGACCAACGGCTGCGTCATGCGCCACATCGCCGACGACATCGACGAGGCCGACGAGATGGAGATCCGCTTCTACTCCGGCGACGCCAACCCCGCGCAGTACACCCCTGCGATCAAGTGGGACGCGGCCGGCGCCAACATCCTGCCCGATCTGGGCGCCATGATCCGTATGCTGACCAGCAAGGGCCTCCGCGCCTCTGAGCTGGTATGCTCCCCCGACGTGGCCGAGGCCGTGGTCAACAACGCGGCCATCAAGGAGCTGCTCGACCTGCGCCGCTACGAGCTCGGCAACGTCGAGCCCGAGCTGCTGCCTGCCGGCGCTGCCGTCATGGCCCGCCTGAATATCGGCGGCCGCATCATCAGCGTGATCTCCTACGACGAGACCTACACCGACGACGCCGGCGCGGATCAGCTCTACATCCCCTCCGGCAAGTGCGTCCTCACCGCTCCCGCGGCGGGCCGCACTCTGTACGGCGCGGTCACTCAGGTGGAGCAGTCTGACGGCGAGTTCCACACCTACACCGGCCGCCGGGTGCCGAAGTACCTCTCCAACGCCGAGGGCAACACCCGCAGCCTGACCATCTCCAGCCGTCCCCTGATGATCCCCAACAACAAAAACCCCTTTATCGTCGCCGACGTGCTGACGGTATAAGCGCAGTAGAAAGGAGCAGACCATGATCCAGATCATCGCTGGCACCTTCGGCTACTATAACGGCCGCAAGGTGATCCCCATCACCGAAGCCGACGGGCCTCAGAAGTTCGACCCCGAGCTGGAGGCCCGTCTCGTCAAGCAGGGCGTCGCCAAGTTCGTCGAGCCCGCGCCCGAGGCCGAGGAGCCTGAAAGCACCGACCCGGCCGGCGCACCCGCGCCGCAGGATCCCGACCCCGCCGGCAGCGCACCCGAGGGAGATCCCGACACTCCCGACGAGCTGCCTGAGTACGACAAGGACATGAAGCTCGACGAGCTGAAGGAGATCGCCGCAGCCTATGGCGTCGACGCCTCTGCCATGCGCAAGAAGGACGACGTCATCGCCGCCATCGAGGCTGCAAAACAGGGAGATGACACCGAGGACGAGGCGCCCCCTCAGCCCGGCGTCGCCGATCCCATCTGATGGCCTTCAGCTTCAAGGAGATGGTCGCCAACGACGTGCGCAGCACCTTCCTCAACCTCGAGGAGTTCGGTGAGGAGCACAGGGTCGAGGGCCAGACCATCACGGCGGTTGTGGACGAAAACGCCCTGAAGGAGCGCCAAGGGGGGCAAGAGCTGAGCGTCGCAGAGTCCTCGCTGCTGCTCTATGCAGCAGTCGAGGATCTGCCTGCTCGGCGCCCGGCGGGTGAAGGGCTCAACGTCGACGGCCGCGAGTACATCATCAACGACTGGAGCGAGGACATGGGGATCGCCACCATCGCCCTCGGCCAGACTGTGACCATGTAGGAGGTGACGGCCGATGTCCATAGTCAACAGCATCGAGCTCGTCCGGGACTGGCTGACGGAGAACGTCTGCCCGCTGGTGAAGCTGAAGCTCCCCGACGACAACGCCACCGACGCCTCCTACCCCTACAAGCTGGTAAACCCGGCCGCCTTCTCCCTGTTCGTCCCCTCGAAGGACAGAACACCCTCGAAGATCGCCGCACCGATCCCGTCGGTCTGCGTGCAGATCGTTCAAGGTGAGGACGACATGATCGCACACACCCGAGGCATCAGGATCCGGCTGTGCTTTTCGGCATGGGATCCCGGCTACCACGGGCCCGACATCTTCAAGCCCCGGGGCGATGGCAGCGGCACCTACATCCAGCAGTACAACGAGGAGGCGACCGCCTACTTCGAGAAAAACGGAGAAGGCTGGCGCGACGCATGGAGCTTCGTGGACACGGCCCTCAGAGAGATCGAAAACGCCGAGTACATGAACGGCCTGCGAGTCATCAAGGAGCAGGGCATCACCTTCGGCCCCGTCACTGAGCAGGACGCCGTCCCGGACTTCTACCCGTACTGGTTTGCGTGGGCTGAGCTCTCCATCGAGGAGGCGACGACGCGCAACCCCAAAACCTACAACCATCTGCTTTAAGGGCGACCGCTGAGGCCGCTCTAATTTTTTGACAAAGGAGGAAAAAGCACATGGCAAACGAGTACCTCTACGGCGCATACGGCCACATCGGCGAGACCGTGGCACAGAGCGCCGTGCAGGCGGGCACCACGCCGATCTACGTCGGCACCGCGCCCGTCAACCTCGTGCGCGGCTTCGGCGACGCCGGCATCATCAATGAGCCCGTAAAGCTGAGCAACATGATCGACGCGCAGAAGAAGCTCGGCTTCGCTGCCGACTGGGGCACCTTCACCCTCTGCGAAGTCATGAACGCGCACTTCAACAACACCCTCGGCAACATCGGCCCGATCTACGTCATCAACGTGCTGGATCCGTCCGACGGGAAGCACCGCAAGGCCGACGCGACGACCGCGTCCCTCAACTTCACCGGCGGCCGGGCTGAGTTCGCCAGCGCCACCATCATCCTCGACACCCTCGTCCTCACCAAGGAGGAGGAAGTCACCGGCGACGACGGCCAGCCCACCACTGAGACCGTCACCTACACCGAGGGCGTCGACTACGCCGTGGACTACAACTTCACCAAGGGCACGGTCATCATCACCAGCCTGAAGGAGGACGCGAAGCTCACCGGCACCGTGACCGGCACCTACTACGACGTCGACGACAGCACCATCGTGGACGAGGACATCGTCGGCGGCGTCACCGCGGCCGGCGAGTACAGCGGCCTGAGCTCCATCGCGCTGCTCTACCCTGAGCAGTTTGCGGTCGCCAACCTGATCGCGGCGCCCGGCTGGAGCCACAGCCCTGCGGTCTACAACGCCATGATCTCGGCCGGCCAGAAGATCAACGGCCACTGGGACGCCTTCGTCGTCGCCGACCTGCCTCTGGTGGACGCCGAGGCCGCTGCGGTCGACACCATCGAGAAGGCGATCGCGTGGAAGCAGGCCAACGCCTTCAACAGCGAGCGCTCGAAGGTATTCTGGCCGCAGGCGATCGACAACCTCGGCAACGTCTACCACCTGAGCACGCTGGCCGTGGTCGAGCTCATGCGGGCCGACTTCAGCCACAACAGCGTCCCGATGGAGACCTGCGGCAATAAGGCCGTGCCGGTCATCAAGCAGTATTTCGGAGCCAACGCCACCAACCGCGGCTTCGACCAGCAGACCGGCAAGGAGCTGACGCAGAAGGGCATCAGCACCGTCGTGGCATGGGCCGGCGAGTGGGTGCTGTGGGGCGACCACACGGCCGCCTACACCTACGGCGCCGAGGTGGATCCCCGCGCCATCTTCGACGTCTCCATGCGTATGCTCATGCACATCACCAACAGCTTCCAGCGCGAGTGGAGCCCCGAGATCGACGAGCCCATGACCCGGGCCCTGAAGGATCGGATCATCAACCGCGAGCAGGAGAAGCTCGACGGCTACGTCAGCATGGGCGCCCTGATCGGCGACCCCGTGATCCTGTTCCTCGAGTCTGAGAACAGCACCACGGACATCATGAACGGCGACTTCAGGTGGGACATCGCAGTCACGCCGACCCCGCCCCTCAAGAGCGCCAGCGTCTACGTCGCATACACCGACGCCGGCTTCTCTGTCTACTACGAAGGAGGTGACGCATAATGTCGCAGAAGTGGCTTGACCTCAAGGGCCCGATCCTTGCCAATACCGTCTACACCGGCGGCAAGCTCGTCGCCAAAGACGTGACCGTCACCCTGCCCGCCGTCACCCCTGTGACCGCGGACTTCAGGGCGATGGGCACGCTGACCATGCCGATCCTCGGCCAGATCGAGGCGATGGAAGCCGCGATCACCAAGATCGGCATCGACCTCGGCCTGCGCAGCCTCGTGAAGCTGGAGGCGCAGACGCTCGAGTTCAGGTGGGTGCAGGACGTGAAAACCTCCGACGGCTCCACCAAGACCGAAGGCTGCAAGGCGTTTCTCCGCGCCACCCCCAAGACGATCCCCGGCCTGTCCGTGGATCCCGGCAGCTCCAGCGAGAACGAGCTCACCTTCGCCGTGAGCCGCTACCAGCTTTTCGTCGATGGCTCCGAATACTGGCTGATCGACCAGCTCAACCAGATCATGCGCATCGGCGGCGTGGACTACTGCAAGAACATCCGCAGCCTGCTCTAAACACTGAGGCGCCGCTCCAGACCGGGGCGGCGCTTCTATTTTCAGAAAGGAGACGACACACATGGAAAAGCTGACACTCAGCAACCCCATCAAGATCAACGACAAGACCGTCAAGGAGCTGACCTACGACACCAACGCGATCACCGTGGGAATGTTCGCCGAGGCTGAGGCCCGCAAGCTGAAGGCCACCACGGCGAAGGGAGGCGGCAGCGCCGGCGCCTTCGAGCTGGACTACACGCTGCACGTCTACCTCGGCATGATGGCGGTCATCGCCGTCAACGGCGAGATCGACGTCACCGACCTCGAGCGCCTCTCCGGCCCCGACGTCACTGCGCTCATGAGGGTCGGGAGAAATTTTACTACTTCGAGGTCGGCGGCAGCCTCCGAGGAAAACAGCTCCGACGAGCCCTCCGGGACTACGGCCGAGCCTTCCACACCTCCCGCCGAGACCTCGAAGGAAAACGGCTGACCGACTTCCTGACGGAGTACGGGGAGGCCATCGAGGACGCCAAGGAAGAACGAGCCAAGGCGGCCAAGAAGATCCCCGTCCCGCCCTATAAAGGCCGGAAGATCCGAAGGAGGTGACGCACATGGCCGGGAAAAATAAAATGCTTCAGGCCGTCGTGAGCTTCGCCGGCACCATCGACCCGTCGCTCGGGAAGGCGCTGGACGACGTCGCCGGCCACCTCGACAAGGTCAACTGGAAGGCCGCAGCCGTCGGCGCCGCGATGGGCGGCGTCGCAATCGCAACGGGCAAGGCGGTCGTCGAGGCCGGGAAGTACCTCGCGGATCTCGGGGACGACTGGAACACCACGATGAACGACCTCTCGGCGTCTACGGGTGCGACCGGCGCAGAGCTGGAAGCCCTCGGCGAAGCCGTCAAGGGCGTCTATGCCAAGGGCCTCGGCGACGACTTCAAGGACGTGGCCGACGGTCTGGCCGTGGTGAAGCAAAACAGCGGACTCGTGGGTGAGGAGCTGGAGGCGGCAACCGCTTCGGCCTTCGTGCTGCGGGACACCTTCGAGTATGAGATCGGGGAAAGCAGCCGGGCGGCCGCTGCCCTGATGAAAAACTTCGGGCTCACCGCGGAGGAAGCCTACGGCCTGATCGCAACCGGCGCCCAAAACGGCGCAGACAAAAACGGCGACCTGCTCGACACCCTCAACGAGTACAGCGCCCAATACGCAGCCCTCGGCCTGAGCGCGGATCAGTTCATGGGCTCCCTGATCGAAGGCGCCGACGCTGGCCTGTTCAGCATCGACAAGATCGGCGACGCCGTGAAGGAGTTCAACATCCGCGCAAAAGATGGCAGCGACAGCAGCCGGGAAGCCTTCGAGGGCCTCGGCCTAAACGCTGACCGAATGTTCGAGGCTTTTGCCGCCGGCGGCGAGTCCGCAGAGGCGGCATTTTTTGACACCGTGGAAGCGCTCAACGCGCTGGAAGATCCACTCCTGAAAAACCAGATCGGCGTCGCCCTGTTCGGCTCGCAGTTCGAGGATCTGGAGGCGGGCGTCCTGCCCGTGCTGGCCGACATCGAGACGGCTGCCTATGACGGCGCCGACGCGCTCCAGCACATCAACGACGTCAAGTACAACGACCTCGGCAGTGCCCTCGAGCAGATCAAGCGCTCCGCAGAGGTGACGCTGCTGCCGATGGCCTCCACAATCGCCAACGCCCTGACCGCGCTGGCCCCGATCCTGACCGAGACCTTCGAGGCCATCCAGCCGGTCATCACCCAAACCCTCGACGACTGTATGCCGTTTGTGCAGGACTTCCTCAAGGGGATGGGCGACGTGCTGAAAAAGGTGCTGCCCCTGATCGCAAATCTGGCGTCGAGCCTGCTGCCAATCCTGACGGAGCTCATGAGCACACTGCTCCCGCCTATTCTGGATCTGGTCGAGCAGCTCCTCCCGCCTCTGATCCAGATCGTGCAGGCCATCCTACCGCCGATCGCCAGCATCCTCTCGGCAATCCTGCCGATGCTGACCCAAATTATAGCGGCCGTGCTGCCGGTACTGACGCAGCTCATCGCCGGTCTGCTGCCGGTCATCACCCCGCTGCTGGATATGGCCCTGCAACTGGTCAACGCGGTCATTATGCCGCTGCTGCCGATGCTCACGCAGATCATGGAGGCCCTGCTACCCCCCATCATGACCCTGCTCCAGACGCTGATCCCGATCATCATGCCGATCCTCGACATGGCGCTCCAGCTCGTCAACGACGTGGTCATGCCTCTCATGCCCCCGATCATCCAACTGGTCGAGGCGCTGCTGCCTCCGATCCTCTCGCTGCTCAATGCGATCCTGCCCGTCCTGACGCCGATCCTGAGCGTCCTCCAGCCCATCGCCAACGTGCTCGGCACGATCGTGGGCTTCATTTCCAAGGTGGTCGGATGGGTCGCGGACGGCCTCGGGTGGATCGTCGGCCTGTTCACCGGCGGCGGCTCAGCCCCTTCGGGCTACGCGACCGGCGGCTTCACCAGCGGCCCCTCCCTCGCCGGCGAGGATCCTCGCTACCCGATGGAGGCGGTCATCAGCTTCAACCCTGCGTACCGCAGCGAAAACCTCGCCTACTGGGCGAGGGCCGGGCAGATGCTCGGCGCATCAACAGAGAGCGACTACGAGCTGCTCAGTGGCGGCTCCGGCACGTCTGTGGTCTATGACCTCAGCGGCCTCTCCTTCTCCCCGCAGATCAAGATCGAGGGCGACACCGACGAGGACGCCCTGATCCGCAAGCTGCGCGAGCTGGAGCCGGAGTTCGTCGACTTCGTCCTCGAAGCGCTCAGCAGAAGGGAGGGCGGCACCTATGTCACAGCGGACAGTCGGCTATATTGAGTACACCGCGCAAGGCGGCGACACTTTTGACAGCATCGCGCTGGCCGCCTACAACGAGGAGCGGATGGCGACCACCATCATCCAAGCCAACCCCACCCTCTGCGACGTCCTTATTTTTGAGGGCGGCGAGCTGGTGCAGATCCCGATCGTGGAGTCTGTCACCACATCCGACACGCTGCCCCCGTGGAGGAGGTGAGCCCCGTGAAAATCCTATATGAAGGCGTCGACATCTACCCGGAGATCAGCGTCCACCGCTGCTTCCACGATATGTACGCCGAGAAGCAGAGCGACGAGCTCCTTCTCAAGCTCAACGACACCCGGCAGCTATGGGACGTCTGGAGCCCGAAGAAGGGCGACACCATAGCGGTCGAGGACGGGGCCGCCAAGACCGGCAAAATGTTCGTGGAGAGCGTCGTGCCCGAGTCCGGCATCGTCACCCTGCGGGCCTATTCCATGCCGCAATCCGTGAAGGAAAAGCGGAGCAAGGCGTGGGAGAAGGTCAAGTTCCTGCAACTGGCGCAGGAGATCGCCGGCCGGCACGGCCTCACCCTCGAGACCTACGGCGTCACCGACCAGACCTATGACTACGTCGAGCAGAACAACCTCCCCGACTTCGCCTTCTTCCAAAACCGCTGCACCCTCGAGGGCGCGGCGTTTTTGGTATATGACGGCAAGCTGGTGATCTACGACGAGGCCCACATGGAAGGTCAGGCGCCGGCTGACACCATCACCATCACGCCCGCCAGCAACTTCGAGTACCGGGACGAAGGTGCCAACGCCTACGGATCGGCCGAGGCGGTCAACGGAGGGCTGACCGGCACCTTCGCGGCGCCGGCCGGCGGCGACAAGCTGCTCCGCAAGATCCTCCCGCTGCGCATGAGCGACCAGTCAGAGGCCGACCGCTTCGCCAAGGGGCTCCTCCGGGACGCCAACAAAGGCGCGACGGTCGGCACCCTCTGGACGGGTGCGCTGCTGCGCAATTATGCAGCGGGCTCCGTCGTCACTCTGGCGACCGAGGGCGTGAAGTCGTGGGACGGCCCGGCCTTCATCAGCCGGATCCGGCACGACTACGTCAAGACGCGGAGCAAGCTGTACCTCCGCAAACCACTGGAGGGCTACTGATGAACAGCAACAACCAAATGATCCAGAAGGGCACGATCTCCTCCGTGGAAGGAAAGACCGACCGCAACGGCGACAAGACCACGGCCCGGGTGCTCCCGAGCACGGCCGACGGCATGGTCACGCGCCCCCTCGTGATCCCGTGGTGGCTGCGTGGCAAGATGGGAAACCTCACACCCGACGTCGAGGTCGCCTATGCCATGTTTGAGGACGGCACCGGCATCATCCTCGCCCGCATGGACGGGGAGTGGGACGGCACCGTCCCGGGCGACGTCACCGTCATCAAGGGCAGCGTCGCCGTGACAGAGGGCGACGTCAGCACTCCCGCCGGCGACGTCAAGACCGGCAGCGTCACCCTGAATACACACACCCACACCGGCGTCCACGGAGAAACCAGCGGCCCGCACTAAGGAGGCGAGACCTGTATGGCCGTAATGGCATCATGGGGCGGCAAGTCGTGGGGAGTCTCCAGCCGGATGGTCGCGGCGCTCAACGGCGTCTCGGCCGGCGTCGAGCTCGACACCGAGAACAGCGACGACAAGGCCGGATCTCCCTCCACAAAGACCAAGGCCCTGAAACTTCAGACTTTCAACTTCGACTTCGACCTCGCGATCGTCGCCGGCTGCGACGTCCGCGCAGAGTACGAGTCATGGACTGCCCTCGTCGGGGAGTATGCCCCCTTCTTCCTCGCCGGCCGGCGCTTCGGCCCGGCCAACCTTCAGCTCACGGCCGTGAAGCTCAGCGACACCACGCTGGACGACTTCGGCAGGATCCTGAAGGGGAAGATCGCCATCACCCTCACGGAATACGCCGAGGAGGCCAGCGGCAAGAAGGCCAGCGCCAGCGGATCCGGCAGCAGCGCCGCCGGAGTCTCCACCGGCACCGGCCCGAGGCTCAGCGCCATCGACGTCGGCGCATCCAGCAACGACAAGGCAGCCCACAAACCAAACAACACCCAACTGACGGTCAACTGAGCGAGGTGATCCCATGAAAGCGACCGGCAACGGCACGCCACAGACCTGCGTGCAAAACCTTCTCAAAACCATCCGCGGCGAGGTGCCCTATGAGCGTATCAAGGGGATCGACCGCACTCTGATCGACAAGCCGAGCGAGCTGGCCGGCCCCGAGCTGGTCGGCGACGTGGAGTTCGTCGTGGAAACCTACGAGCCCCGCGTGAAGCTCAGCAGCGCCGAGCTGGCTGCGCTGGCCGCCAAGACCGGCGGCTACCAGATCGCGGCCAGCATTGACAACATCACATGAAGGAGGTGGAAACCATGAGCGACGAGACCAACATCTACGGCGAGGATATCCACCTCACCACGATCGACGCCGCCACCATCTACAACACCCTGATCTCCGAGCTGGAGAAGGGCGCAGGCGAGCCCCTCTACCCGGGCGACGAGCGCAGGATCTACGGCGAGGCCCTCGTGGCCGTTTTCGTGGCACTCTACAACACGCTCGACGACGTCGGCCGGCAGACCCTTCTCCGCTATGCCCGGGGCGAGGTGCTGGACGCCATCGGCGAGCGCCTCGACACTCCGCGTCTGGAGGGCAACAAGGCCGCCACGACCATGCGCTTCTCCGTGAGTGCCCCGAGGGCCACCAACATCATCATCCCGAGGTGGACGAAGGTGACGCCGGACGGCACCAACTACTTCGCCACCGACGAGATCGCCGTGCTGCAAGCCGGCACCTACTCCGTCGAGGTGGAGGCGTCAGCCGTCAGCTACGGCAACAAGTACAACGGCTACGCGGCCGGCAGCATCACCACCCTCGTCGACCTGATCCCCTACATCGAGAACGTCACCAACCTGACCGAGACGACCGGGGGCGACGACGGCGAGCCCTACACCAAGGAAGGCGACGACCGCTACCGCGAGCGCATCCGACTGGCCCCGGCAAAGAGATCCACGGCCGGCCCTGAGCTGGCCTATATCTACTGGGCCATGACGGCCGACAGCTCCATCGCCGACGTCAAGGCCATCAGCGAGACCGAGACCATCACCCGCACCCTGCCGGTCTATGGCGGGCACGCCTTCCAAGGCGGCGCCACGCTGCTGCCGGCGACCCTGATGGTCAAGGCGGCCGACGGCACGCCGGCGGTCAAGGGCTCCGACTACTCGGCCCGCTACGCCGACGACCTGCTGACCATCTCAGTCGGCGGGGCGCTGGCCGACGCCGACGAGATCATCATCAGCATCGCCCGCACCCTCGAGGGCTGCGTCAAGCTCGTCCCCCTTCTGGAGGGCGGCGGGATCCCCGACGAGGCCATGCTCGAGAAGGTCGTGGAGGTATGCAGCGCAAAGGACATCCGACCGCTCACCGACAAGGTCAGCGCGGCGGCACCCGAGACTCTGACCTACGACGTCGAGCTGGTCTACTACACCACGCCCGAGACGGAGGCCGAAGTGATCGCCAACGTGGAAGGCACTGATGGCGCCATCCACCGCTACAACGAGTGGCAGACCACGGCGCTCGGCCGGGACATCAACCCTGACCAGCTCCGCAAGCTGATCCTCGCCCCGGCATGGGCTGAAAACCTCACCGGCGCGATCCGCGTGGACGTGGTGCAGCCTGCGCACACCTCAGTCGCGGACACGCAGGTCGCCAAGTTCAGCGGCAGCCTGAAGGTCAGCCACAAGGTCGTGACGGAGGTGATCTGATGAAACTGAACGAGGCCGAGATCCTGAAGCTGCTCCCCGCATGGATGAGGGAGGACGGCGCCATCAAGGGGCTCGCGGCCGGCAGCGACGAAGTCACCCGCAGCATCGCGGCACGCCTGAAGCTGCTCACCCGATGGGACAAGATCGACCAGCTCACCGAGGCAGAGCTCGACGAGCTGGCATGGGAGCTCAACATCAAGTGGTACGACAGCACGGCCAGCATCGAGACGAAGCGGGCCGTCATCCGCAACAGCGACCGCGTCTATGCCAAGCTCGGCACCCGCTACGCGGTCGAGCAGATCGTGGCCGACTACTTCGGCGGCGGCGAGATCCGCGAGTGGTATGAGTACGGCGGGCAGCCGCATCACTTCAAGGTGCTCAGCGACAAGCCCGAGCTCGTCAACGAAAACTATGAGCTTTTCATGAAGCTGCTCAGCGTCGTGAAGCGCCGCAGCTCGTGGCTCGACACGATCCTGATCTGCCTGACCGGCGAGATGTACGTCTTTTTCGGGATGGCAACGCAGGAGCACACCTATGAGCGCCACGTTTTCGGCAGCGACGAGATCCACCTCTACCACGGCGCGGCCGTCTACGACCGAAGCGTCGAGACTGTCACCATCGGCACCAGTGCGCTCGCAGCGATCGAATAACACGGAAAGGAGATACGCATGGCTGCATTTATCAACAACGACATCACCGCGGCCGGCCTGATCGTCCTCGCTAAGGGCGCAGCCGGCGAAAAAATCAACTACACGCGGATCGTCCTCGGCGACGGCTACCTCGGGGAGGGTCAGACGCCCCGCACCCTCACCGACGTCATCAGCCCGAAGGCGACCGTGAACATCACGAAGCTCTCCGTCAACGGAGACGGCACCGTCACCGTCGGCGGCATCTTCCAGAACGACCAGACGACCGAGGGCTTCCACTACCGCGAGCTGGCCCTCTACGCCGAGGATCCTGATCCTGCGGTCGGCGAGGTGCTCTACTGCTACGGCAACAGCGGCGACCTCGCTGAGTGGATCCCGCCCACCGGCGGCGCCACGGTCGTCGAGAAAACCATCGACATCATCACCGTGATCGGCGCGGCCACCAACGTGACCGCCTACATCGCCCCCGACGCCTTCGCCAGACAGGAGGACATCGAGGGCGTCAGAGCTCTCGCCCTGAAGGCGCAGGGCACCGGCGACGAGGCCCTCGCCCTTGCCAAGCAGGCCATCGAGCTCATAAACGCGGCGCGGCTCGACATCACCGAGCTGACCAAGATCGTGACGCAGAACACCAGCAAGATCGTGACCCTGTGGGACGCCGTATTCAGCGACATCACGACCAACCCCTTCCAGATCACCTTCGTGGATCTGGATGGCATCACCCTGACCTCCGGCGTCTGGAACGCTACGCTCCAGCGCCTCGAGTGCTAAGCCGTGAACGGCCGCGGGTACACCCCGATCCCGCTGCCCGAGGCGTCCTGCATCATCGCGCACCTGTTCGTCGAGCTGGCGCTGCCCTGCTCCCGCTGCGAGCGGGATGACGGCCTGATCGTCATTCAGGGCACCACCTACGACGGCGGCGGCGCGAGGATCACCATCAAAGGCGAGGAGGTGAGGTACTACGGCAAACAGCACACACTCGAGGCCATCAGGGCAGGAAAATGTAGGCCGCCCGCCCTTCGGCCGTGAGAAGCTCCCGGAGATGCAGGTCATCACCGACGCCAAGGAGCTCGAGAAGCACACCTACATCAAGACCCGCAACGCCAACATCTTCCCGAAGAAGGAGAGGCTCGGCCTCGCTCAACGGATGATGAATGAAGCGAGCGATCTGGTCGCTGACCTCATGGAGGCCAACGACCTGCTCCTCGCCGACCCGGAGGAGCGGGAGCTGCGCTTCCGGGCGCAGCGGTCAGCCCTGCGCAACTGCCGCAAGCTGATCCACCACATCGAGCTCGCCCACGAGATCCTCGGCGGGCTCGGCGATGACGCCTTCGCCTACTGGGCGAGGATGGCGGCCGGCGTAAAAAACCAGACCGCCAAATGGTACAAAACGGATAAGGAGAGGGCTGCCAAGATGGTCAGAAAGACCTAACAGCGGCCCCGTGGGGTACGCCTTGTATTTTTCGTGCCGGGTCGGCCAACAACGCCCGCAACGTCAACACTGACGGCACGCTGAACAACAACAACGCCTACAACGGCAACAACGGCCTGCGCCCCGCTTCGATGGATCGCTCGACTTATTACCCGCCCGCGGAGGGCGGCGAACACAATGCACCATCATCCAAGGAAGGCGTATCCCTCCCGCAGCCTGCGCCGTCTGACCGGCGCGGTCATGGGTAAACACAGGACTGCTGATGCTCCCGGCGGCGCACGCAAAGCGTGGCCGGAGCTATCCACGGCAGGGATTTTTTAATCATGGAGAACATCGTCAACAGCTTCACCGCGCTGTATGCCGCATATAGGAAAACCCGCTGCGGCAAGCGCGACAACCCCACGGCCATGCGCTACCGCATGGAGGCCGTGGAGCGCACCGACGACCTCGCCCGAAGGCTCCAGCGGCGCGAGTACACCTTCGGCCCGTACTACCCCTTCAAGGTGTACGAGCCCAAGGAGCGCCTCGTGCTCGCCATCGACTTCGAGGGGAAGGTCGTGCAGCACTCCCTATGCGACAACGTCCTCGAGCCCTGCTTCTCCCGGCGTCTGATCCGGGACAACTATGCGGGGCAGGTCGGCAAGGGCACCCACTTCGGCCTCGACCGACTCGCCAAGGCCATGCGCCACTACTTCTTCAGCCGCAAGGCAGCGGACGAAGCAGCCCGCCGGGCTGCCGGCCTGCCATACCGGCCGATGGAGGAGTGGGACTACGCCGACGGGTGGGTGCTCAAGGGAGATTTTTCAAAGTTCTTTTACACCCTTCTCCATGCTGTGTGCTACGAGAAGGCGAAGAAGGCCCTCGCAGTCATCGACGACGAGGAGCTGCGCGACTTCGTCGAGTGGCTCCTGTGGCTGGTCATCGACAGCACGCCGGATCCGGGCATCCCGATCGGCAACCAGAGCAGCCAGCTCCTCGCGCTGCTCTACCTCGACGACTTCGACCACTGGCTGCGGGACGGCCTCGGCCTCGTCTATGGCAGATACATGGACGACTTCTACATCATCAGCAACGACAAGCTGCTGCTCCGTCGGATCCTGAAGAAGATCGAGGCGTACATCGAGCCCCTCGGCCTGCGGCTGAACAAAAAGACGCAGATCTTCCCGCTGAAGAACGGCATCGACTTCCTCGGCTTCCACACCTACCTCACGCACACCGGCAAGGTGGTCAGGAAGGTGCGGGCCAAGAGCATCGACAACATGAAGCGGAAGATCCGCAAATACCACTGGCTGGTGGACGCCGGCAAGATGACCCACGAGAGCGTCCTGCACTCCTACGCGAGCTGGTGCGGCCATATCTCACACGGCAACACCTACCACCTGCGGCAGAGCATGGACTCCTACTTCTTCGGTTATTTCCCGGAGCTGAAACCTCAAAACCCGAAAGGAGACGACACACATGGCCCAAAAACTGAGCAGCCTCGCAACCGGGGCAAAGGTTAAGTTCGGCAGCCTTCACAGCGCCCCGATCATCTGGAAGATCGCCGACATAAATCACACCGGCTACCCGTCGGGCAGCGTCACCCTCGTCGCCGAGCAGATCATCAAGCTCCTGTGCTTCGACGCGAAGGAGGCGAGCAACGGCGACAGCAACCGCGTCAGCTACGGCAATAACCGCTATATCTACTCCAACATCCGGCAGTGGCTCAACAGCCCGGCGGCGGCTGGATCGTGGTACACCGCGCAGCACAGCGCTGACGCCCCTCCCTCCACGGCAAACGTCTGGAGCAATACCAACGCCTACGACACCATCGCCGGCTTCCTGAGCGCCTTCACGGCCGAGGAGCGGGCCGCCCTGCTGGAGACCACCCTCACCGTCGGCAAGAGCTCCACAGACGGCGGCGGGACGGAGACCTGCGTCGACAAGGTATTCCTCCTGTCCTGCACTGAGGTCGGCCTGACCGGCGACCACACCTGCGGCAGCAAGATCGCCATGTTCAGCGACAACGCCAGCCGCATCGCCACCGTGACCGCGGCCTGCGTCGCCAATTCCAACTACTCCAGCAACCCGGCCGCCAATGCTGCGTGGTACTACTGGCTGCGGGACGCCTATGCCGGGTCGGCCGACTACGCCCGCCTCGTCCGCCCTGTCGGCACGCTGAGCTACGGCAGCGCCTACGGCGGCCTCAGCGGCCTGCGCCCCGCTTGTAATCTGTCCTCCGATCTCCTGATCTCCGACTCCACCGACGCGGACGGCTGCTACACCCTGATCTACAACGAGGCCCCGACTGCCCCGGCCTCCATCAACGTGCCGGCCACCGTGTACGGCGGCCAGAGCGCGACGATCACATGGGGCGCCTCCACCGACCCCGAAGGAGCCCTCGCCGGCTACATTCTGGAGCAGAAGGCCAACGACGGCACATGGACGCAGATCTACAAGGGCGCCAACCGCTCCTACACCGCGGCCGTGACCTTCGGCTGGTCGACCGTGCAGTACCGCGTCAAGGCATACGACGCCGTGGGCGCGGAGTCTGCCTATACCACGGGGCCGAGCCGCACAGTGACCAACAACCGGTCGCCGGTCATCAGCGGCACCGACAAGGATCTCGGCAGCTTCAGCGCCACCGGCCCGAGCTTCGAGTACACCGTCACCGACGCGGACAACCACGCCGTCACCGTCGTGGAGAAGCTGGACGGCGCCACGCTGAGGAGCTTCACGGCCACCCTCGGCAATACCAACACCCTGAGCCTCGACGCCGACGCATGGCTGAAGCTCGTCAACGGCGGGCACACCCTGACCGTCACGGCGACCGACGCGATGGGCGACAGTGCCACCCGGACGCTGACCTTCACCAAGGCCGTGACCGTCATCGAGTTCGAGCAGACTCTCGCGATGGCTGCCGACGATATGCCGACCAAGGCCCTCGTCAACATTCAGGGCCACTTCCCGGCCGGCTGCACCCTGAGCGTCTGGATCTGCAACAACGGCAACGACGCAGCGCCCACATGGGAGGACATCAGCACCAAAGTCCTCAACGGCACCAAGCACCTGTTCACCAACACGACCAAGACCGCGGATGCGTGGGGCGTGAAGGTCAAGGCGAAGCTCCTGCGCGGCTCCGCGACCGAGACCTGCTACATCCAGAGCATCGGCGGCAACTTCGCATAAACGAAAGGAGGAGCACCGTGATCTACTTCAAAGAGCACAGCATCAAAGAGATCCACGAGAAGGAGCAGGCCGCCGCTCAGGGCGGCGGCGGCACCTCTGCCGAGGACAAGCAGCGCATCGCCTCCCTCGAGGAGGAGATGGCCGAGCTGACTGACGCCATCGAAAGGGGGCTGACGGTATGACCGGCAAATACAGCGGCCTCGAGGCCACCATCCGCAGCGCACGCCTGAGCACCATCAACGAGATCGCCGCCGGCGAGCGCACCGGCACCGACGTCATCGCCTGCGAGGAGCTGCTGCCCCCGTGGACGAAGGAAGGCCCGAAGGGCGACGGCAGCCACGAGATCGGCGAGCCCTGCACCCACGCCGGGCAGGCGTGGCGCTGCTGTCAGGCCCACAACTGCAACAACAACCCGGACATCGAGCCGGGCAAGAGCCCTGCGCAGTGGGCTCCCTACCACACCACCGACCCCGCGAAGGCCAAGCCCTTCATCCAGCCCACCGGCGCCCACGACACCTACATGAAGGGCGAGTGCTGCGTCTGGACGGACGGCAAGGTCAAGCGCTCGACCATCGACAACAACGCGCACAGCCCTGAAGCCTACCCCGCGGGATGGGAGGACGTGGAGTAACACCAGAGAAGGAGGCACTCACATGGTAACGATCAAGAAAAACCACAGCGAAAACACCTACGAGGTCTACTGCCTGAGCACGGACACCAAGCCCATCGACGGCATGACCAACACCTCGACGTGCTACGAGATGGATACCGGGACGCTTTTCATGTTCGACGAGGACGGCAAGCGCTGGCTGCCGCAGTAAGGAGGTGCAGACATGGATCTTTTGGCACTGGTACTGGCTAAGAAGTACACCGAGGAGACTGTCATCGGCGGCGGCGCCCTGAAGGGAAAAAACTGCACCATCCAGTCGATCAATCCCGTGGCCGGCGGCAGCGAGGTCGTCTTTGCGTGGACGCTGGACGACGGCACCACAAAGACGCAGACCCTCACCGTCATGGACGGCCCGCAGGGCCCCGAAGGCGCTCAGGGCCCCGCCGGGCAGCAGGGCATCCAAGGCCCTCCGGGTGCCACCGGCCCACAGGGCCCCACCGGGGCGCAGGGCGCTGAAGGTGCTCAGGGGCCTGCCGGCCCCGCCGGAGCGACCGGGCCCGAAGGCCCGCAGGGGATCCAAGGCCCCGCCGGCCCGCAGGGGCCGCAGGGCAACCCCGGCGGCACCGGCCCGCAAGGCGAGCAAGGGCTCCAAGGCCCTGCCGGCCCGCAGGGGCCGCAGGGCGATCCCGGGGAGGCCGGCCCGCAGGGAGAACAGGGCCCGCAGGGCATCCAAGGCCCACAGGGCCCCGCCGGAGAGAAGGGCCCGCAGGGAGAGCGCGGCCCACAGGGCGAGCAGGGCATCCAAGGCCCCGAAGGCCCACAGGGGCCACAGGGCGAGCCCGGCGAGAGCGCCGTCTCGGCCATCAACCCCCGCGGCGACTACGACGTGGCCGCGGATCCTCCCTACACCAAAAACGACTACATCACCCACACCGACGGCAATTCCTACGCCTGCAAGCAAGACAACCCCACCAACGAGGCGCCCACCACCGGCCTCTCCGACGATCCCTTCTGGCAGCTCCTCGCCCTCCGTGGTGCGCAGGGGCCGCAGGGCATCCAAGGCCCGCAGGGCCCCGAGGGCCCCGCTGGAGCCACCGGCCCCGAAGGTCAGCAGGGCCCGGCAGGCCCGGCAGGCGAACAGGGGCCGCAAGGTGAGCAGGGCGAGCCCGGAGCTACCGGCCCGGCAGGCCCCGCAGGCCCGCAGGGCGAGCAAGGCCCCGCCGGAGAACAGGGCCCCGCCGGCAACGCCGGCCCCGCAGGCCCGCAGGGGCCGCAGGGCGAGCAAGGCCCCGCAGGGCCGCAAGGTGAGCCCGGAGCTGAAGGCCCGGCAGGCCCCGCAGGCCCACAGGGAGAACAGGGCCCGCAAGGCCCCGCAGGCACCACGCCCACGCTGATCGGCGGCGCCACCACGACCCTCGGCCCTGACGAGCCTGCCGCGTCTGAGGTCGTCCCCGATCCCGACGTCCCCGGGCAGTACAAGGTCAACCTCGGCATCCCGCAGGGGCAGCCGGGGAAAGACGGGGCCGCCATCGACGACGCCGCCGTGAGCGAGGACAGCACATGGAGTAGCAAGCAGATTGAGGAAAGAATTACAAACGGCGTTGCGGATACTGTAAATGAAATCACTTCAATTCTTGGAGGCGGCACAAATTACACGCTTGGCGCAGCGGATAATTATTATTGCGTCAAGAATGGAGTGTGTCAGTTTAACGCCTATATAACCGTGAGAGAAAAAGCATCCGGCTATACTGTCATTTTTTCGGGGCTTCCAAAGCCAGCATCGGGCAAACAACTTTATTATGGCTTTTCTCCCTACGGAACAGGCGGAAGCAGCGAAAGTAATGAACCGCTTAGAATTTCAGTGACCGCAGATGGGAGAATGACGGCCAATAATGGCTTTACGGGCAACAGCTATATGGTTGCCTTTACTTACCCCGTGGCCTAAAAAATCAATATGGAGGATGAACGCAGCAGCCCCGCCAGAGCGCAAGCCCCTCGGCCTACCCGGTCGAGGGGCTCGCTATTTCAAAAACCACACGAAAGGAGAGATGCACATGATCGAGATCGACATCGCTCAGCTCGCCGCCCTCATGGGGATCCCCTCGGCGATCACCGGCTTCTGCTTCTGGCTGGTAGAACACAGGATCCAGCGCCGGGAGAAGCAGCGAGACCAGCAGGAGGAGGCACGCCGCAAGGCGGCCGAAAAAGCGGCAGAGGAGCGCAGACACGACGCCGAGGAGCGGGAGCGGGCCCGGGAGGAGCTCGAGGTGATGATCGTCCAGAGCACCGGGGCGGCCATCGCCCTCGCCGAAGCCACGGCCCGGGCCGTCCAGCGGATCCCTGACGCCCACTGCAACGGCGATATGCACGACGCCCTCGCCTATGCGGCCAAGGTCAAGCACGCGCAGAAGGACTTCCTCGCCAAGCAGGGGATCCACGCGCTGCTCGACTGAAGGGCGGGATCCGCATGGCGGCCAAGCGCAAGCGCCGGCGCAGGACAAAGAAGAAAAAGGTCGAGACCAGCAAGCTGCTCGCCCGATGGGCGGCCGTCGTGGCGACGGTCAGCGCTGCCGCGTCCTACATTCTCGCGGCATTCAGCCTCAACCCCGTCAGCGAGCTGACGAGCACCATCTTCATGGCCTGCATCGGCTACCTGATAACCTACGCCGGCAAGAGTCTCGGCGAGAAGATCTCCCGCAATCGCCACGGGCTCGACGCCGACGGCAACCCACACCACGCCCCTGAAGGGGCCACGATCACCAACGACGAGGAGGCAAAAGGATGAACACCATCGACATCACCCCTATCATCAACGCAGGCATCGCCCTGATCGCCGCAGCGGTCAGCGTTTTCCTGATCCCGTGGATCAAGAGCAAGACCACCGCGCAGCAGCGCAGTGAGCTGGTTGCATGGGCCAAGATCGGCGTCGCTGCCGCTGAGCAGCTCTACACCGGCGCTGGGCGCGGCGAGGAAAAGAAGCAGTACGTCCTCGACTTCCTGAAGGATAAGGGCTTCACCATCAACGAGGCCAGCGTGGACGCAGCCATCGAGGCGGCCGTCAAGCAGCTCAACACCGAGGGCCTGACGATCGAATAACGCGCAAGGGGCGAGCCGAGAGGCCCGCCCCTTTTTCACAGCATCAAGGAGGTGCAGCATGAAACTATATACCCTGCTTTTGACAGAAAACGCCTGTTATAAGTCGGGCAAGAAGATGACCCCGAGGGGCATCATGGTACACAGCACCGGCGCCAACAACCCTACCCTGAAGCGCTACGTCGGCCCCGACGACGGCCGGCTCGGCGTCAATCAGTACGGAAACCACTGGAACACGAACAAGCCCGGCGGCCGGAGCGTCTGCGTCCACGCCTTCATCGGGAAGCTGAAGGACGGCAGCATCGCCACCTATCAGACGCTCCCGTGGGATATGGTCGGATGGCACAGCGGCAGCGGCTCCAAGGGCAGCGCAGCCAACGCCAACAACAACGGCTATATCGGCTTCGAGATCTGCGAGGACGGCCTGACTGACGCCAGCTACCTGAAGAAGGTCTACACCGAGGCGGTCGAGCTGTGTGCCTTCCTCTGCAAAAAGTACAACCTCGACCCCCTGAAGGATGGCGTGCTGATCTGCCACAGCGAGGGCCACAAGCGCGGCATCGCCAGCAATCACGGCGACGTCATGCACTGGTGGCCGAAGCACGGCCTCAGCATGGATACCTTCAGGAAGGCCGTGGCGGCTGAGCTCGGCACCACCGCGCCCACCGTCCAGCCCTCCACCCCTGCGCCGAGCACCGGCACCACGGACACTGCTGCGGCGATCTGGAAGTTCCTGATCGGCAAGGGCCTGAGCGAGTGCGGCGCTGCCGGCCTGATGGGAAACCTGCAAGCCGAGAGCGCCCTGCGCCCGACCAACCTGCAAAACACCTACGAGAAAAGGCTCGGCATGACCGACGCCGAATACACGGCAGCGGTCGACGCCGGCACCTATACCAACTTCGTGCGCGACTCGGCCGGCTACGGTCTGGCCCAGTGGACATACTGGAGCCGCAAGCAGGCCCTCCAGCAGTACGCCAAGAGCTGCAAGGCGTCCATCGGCGACCTCGAGATGCAGCTCGGCTTCCTCTGGAAGGAGCTCAGCGAGAGCTATCCCTCTGTCCTTCGGACGCTGAAGCACGCGCAGACCGTCAGGGAGGCGTCTGACGCCGTCCTGCTGAATTACGAGCGCCCGGCCAATCAGGGCGAGAGCGTCCAGCAGAAGCGGGCGCAGTACGGCGAGACCTTCCTGAAGAAGTATGGCGGCAAGCAGACCGGCGGCCAGCCCGCTGCGGCCCTGCCCTACCTCGTGAGGATCACAGCCGACGTGCTGAACATCCGCAAGGGGCCCGGCACCAACTACGCCACGACCGGCCAGATCCGGGACGGCGGCGTCTATACCATCGTCGCCGAGTCTGCCGGCACCGGCGCCTCCAAGTGGGGCAAGCTCAAGAGCGGAGCCGGCTGGATCTCGCTCGACTACACCGAAAAGAAGGCATAAAGAAAACCCGCTCGGGAGTGATCCCGGGCGGGCTTTTTTTGCGTTCTGGCCTATTCTTCGCCGACGTCAAGGCCGAGCTCATGGGCCAGCCAGTAAATGTGTTTGCAGGGCTTCTCCCGCTCCTCGAAGTCGGGGCAGGTGCAGCCGATCAGCGTCGTGGCGTACTTTTTGCCGCTGCCACCGAGGAACGTGGCGCACTTCTTCTCCAGATCCACCACGTCGGGCATCAGGTCGCCGTTGAGGGCGCGGTCACGCCGATCCTGCTGCGGCTTGTACTGCAAGTGGTCGCCCCACCGGGCCCACAGCTCGGCCGCGCTGGTTGCCTCATAGTCGGCGATGATCTGCGCCTGCTCCAACTCGTCCTCGGTCGGGCTGAAGCGCAGCACGCGCCCGGTCGAGTCGTAAAACCCGCCGCCGATGATCGTGAAGATGTCAACGATCCAGCCGATACCGAAGCAGCCGGCCGTAAACGTCCAGATCACGCCTGTGCCGATCTTCCCGACATAGTACCGATGCACTCCGAACATCCCGAGGAAGATGCACAGCGCCAGCGCGACCCCCTTGCTTTTCGGCGAGGTCGGCCGCTGCGCCGAGGGGATGCTCCCCGACTGGCTGCCGGATCCGGCGGTATAGGACAGGCCCGTCCCCGGGATCCCGACCGTCGTGTGGCTTTTGCCCGTGGTGCTGACCGTATGCTTCAGGCCCTTCGGGCCGAAGCTGACGCTCGCGCTGTTTTTGTTGATATTCAGATGCACACCGGGCGCGACCTTCTTGCTTTTTCTGAAACGTGCTCCCATCTGAACACCTCCTTCCCGATGACTCTGCCGCTTTTTCGCCTTTAGTCATCTTTGGGATAATATTATCACGAAAAGCGTGGTACCGTCAATATGATCTACCCATCTTTGGGATAATAGGAGAAAGAGAGGAGGCGAAGCTGTGAAAATCTACCGGCCGGACGGTCGGTGCAACGCATCGGGCGAAAAGGTCAGGGCGGCGCGGGAGCGGGCTGGACTGTCTCAGGAGCAGCTCGCCGCCAAGATCCAGCTCGCAGGTCTGAGCATCACACAGAAGGCGATCAGCAGGATCGAGACCGGCGACCGGGTCGTCGCTGACTACGAGCTGCAATATTTGGCCGACGCCCTCGGCGTCACCGTCTACCACCTTTTGAGCATCGAAGAATGAAGCAGCAGGGGCCGCGCTCCTGCTGCTTTTCTTCTTGAAAAATCACGAAAAAATGCCCTTTTTCTCTTGACATTATCCATCATTTGATGTATAATATAATCACAGGCAAGGGATAGCCGAGTAAACGAAGAAAGGAGACCAAAACCGCAGAAAGGAGGCAACGCCGTGGACAACAATGAGCAGATAAAAAAACTGCTCGAGCTGCTGGAAAAGGCTCTAACGTGCGAGAATGTGGCAACCATTACAATCACGATAAAGCCCAACCAGAAACCCAAGCAGTAAGCCGAGGCGGTGGGGAAATCCCACCCACCGCCTTTATTATATAACCAAAACCACGGCAAAGTCAAGCGGGAGGGCATGACATGGAGATCAAGATCGATGTGACCTACAAAAACGAGAGGCTGAAAGCGCTGCGCGAGGATCGCGGCCTCTCGCAGTCTCAGCTCGCTGCCGCGGCAGACATCAGCACCCGCGTGCTCCAGAATTACGAGCAGGGCGTCAGGGATCTGAACGGGGCCAAGCTGGTCACGCTCCTGAAGCTGTGCAACGCGCTGGAGTGCAAGCTGGCCGACATCGTCACCGACGAGGAGACACTGGAGCAGCTCGGAAGCTACGACAACCGATAAAACCAAGCAGACGAGGGGGCGGCCGGCGGCCGTCCCCTTTTTCTATTCATCGAGGAGGATCTTCAAATGGGAAAATTCAGACATCTGACCATGACCGACCGCATCCGGCTGGAGGAAAAGATCAAGGCCGGCAAGAGCAAGCAGCAGGCCGCCGACGAGCTCGGCTTCCACGTTAGCACCGTCTACCGGGAGCTGAAGCGCGGCACCTATGAGCACCTGAACAGCGACTACACAACCGAGATCAGATACAGCCCGGACATCGCCGACGAGCGCTACCGGGATAACCTGAAGGCCAAGGGCGCCCCGATCAAGCTCGGCAACGACTACGCCCTCGCCGACTATATCGAGACCAAGATCGCCGACGAGCGATACAGCCCGGGCGCAGTCCTCGGCGAGATCAAGCGGCTCGGCCTCGAGTTCTCCGTCACCATCAGCAAGCCCACCCTCTACCGCTACATCGAGCTCGGCGTCTTTGGTCGGATCACCATCGAGGATCTCCCCGAGAAGCCGAAAAAGAAGAACACCAAGCGCAAGGTCAGAGTCACGCGCCCGCCCGCCGGCGAGAGCATCGAAAACCGGCCGGACGAGGTCGACACCCGCGACACCTTCGGACACTGGGAGATGGACACCATCGTCAGCGCCGGCCACGCCAAGGAGACGCTGCTGGTGCTGACCGAGCGGCTCACCCGCTACGAGTTCATGCTCCTCATGCCTGACCGCACCACGGCCAGCGTCGTGAAGGCCCTCAACCGCATCGAGTGGAAGTTCGGCAAACACTTCCCCGAGATCTTCAAGACCATCACCTGCGACAACGGCGTCGAGTTCTCCGACTGCGAAGGCATCGAGAAGAAGCGCCGGGGCAAGGGTAAGCGCACGAAGGTCTACTACTGCCACCCGTACAGCTCATACGAGCGCGGCAGCAACGAAAACCAAAACCGCATGATCCGGCGCTGGCTCCCGAAGGGCACCAGCTTCGCCAGCGTCAGCAAGGAGGAGGTCGCCCGGATCGAGGCATGGCTCAACAACTACCCCCGCGAGATCTTCGACTTCGAGACCGCTGCGGCCCGGTTTGAGGGGCATCTGGAGACCATCATGGCCGCCGCCTAAAAATATTTTTGACTTTTTTCGCAATAACTACTTGACAAAGCGGGCGCGGAGTAATACAATTATTGCGAAGAAAGACGAAACCCCTCGGGGCTCGCTTTCGACGCAATTTTTTTATGCAAAAACAGGGCAATCCCCGGAAAGGAGGCGAGACCATGAAACCCTACAAGTATTTGAGCCTGCGAGATCGCGAAGTTTTTGAGCGTGAGTACGCTGCCGGCGCCCGAGTGGCCGACATCGCCGCGCTCGTGGGTATTCACACGGGGACGGCCTACGCTGAGCTCGCTCGTGGCGTCGTCCTCGACGAGTACGGCGAGCCCGCCATCGACGCCAACGGCCGCCAGACGTACAGCGCGACCGTCGCACAGCAACGAGTACAAGAGGGGCTCAGACGCAGGGGCAAGCGCCACGCAGCAGCCCAAACATAAAGCCCCACCCGAAGCAGCCAAGATCCCCGGCACCCCGCCGGGCCAAGGTGAAAGGAGTACATACATGAGCAAGATCAACACCATCACGCGGATCACCAGCGAGACCCTCGACAAGTACCGCAATTCGATCCCGCGCAAAGCGTTCACCCGGGCGATGGAGCGGATCGCCGAGGAGGTCATCACCTCCGGCGAGCGCCAGACGGCCGGCCCCATCCCGGGTATCGAGATCATCAAACGGACGGACATCACTGCCGGCGAGCTGACCGACCTGCTCTCGGGCTGCTGCCCGCCCTTCCCTGACGGCTTCAGCGTCGTCCACTGCGACGAGGTGAGCTGCCGGGCCTGCTGGCTGGCGTGGCTCACCACCGGCAAGTCGCCGACCCTCAAGGAAGGAGGCGACGGCTGTGAGTGACGCCTTCAGGTATGGAGCGACGCTCCTCTGCCGTGGATCCTTCCCCGCTGAGCTGGAGGCCGGCGGCACCTGCATCGTCGAGGCCACGATCTACCGGCTCAACGCCGCAGCCGTCGTGAGCTTCACGCTGGACGGGCCCGAGGGCCTGCTCCAGCACCTCGGCCTCGAGGAGGCTGACACCTACATCACCAGACACGAGATCGACGACCTCGTCACCGTCGTCAGGATCTCGAGAAAGGAGGCACCCACATGAAAACAACGCTCTCACTGTCTGGCGGCAAGGACTCAACCTTCCTGCTGCTCGAGGAAATCCGCAGAGGGACACCGCCGGACGAGTGCGTATTTTTTGACACTGGGTGGGAGTTCCCGCAAATGTATCGCCACATGGAACAACTGCGCCAATTATGCAAGAAAAACGGCATCCAGTTCACAACGCTCCACCCCGCCGTCAGTTTCGACTACCTCATGTTCGAGAAGCCGGTCAACGAAAAGGGCGGCGGCACACACTGCGGTTACTCGTGGTGCGGAGCCCGAGGAGTCCGATGGGGCACAACGGAAAAGACCAAGGCACTCGACAAATACAACAAGGGCAACGTCGTCCTCATAGGCATAGCAGCCGACGAGCCAGAGCGTCTCGCTAAAGAGCGGGCGCCGGGCAAAGCGTTCCCTCTCGCAGAGTGGGGGATCACTGAAGCAGAGTGCCTCGCCGGATGCTATGCCGCAGGCTACGACTGGGAGGGGCTTTACGAAAAGCTCGACCGTGTGAGTTGCTCCTGCTGTGCCGCCAAAAACCTGAAAGAGCTGACGAGCGCATCGCCAACGGCCTAAGTATCACAAATCGGGACTTTTACGGACAACTCGCCGAGAGGCTGCTGAAAAACAGAGAGGCACCCACATGACCGCCAAGTGCGTCGGCTGCGGCCTCGTCTGGAATGTGAGCATATACCAGCCGATCCCGCCCACCGGCTACATCTGCCCCCACTGCGCCAGCCGGCTCCGCGCCGGCGAGCCACTGAAACAAAAACAGGCCAGCCCGGAGGGCCGGCCGCAACGATTGAAAGGAGCGAAACCATGAAGAAAGCACTCAAGACCCTCGACCGCGGCGCCGCCTTCGCCTACGCGGGCCAGCGCTGGATCGCACTGGAGCACGACCCTGAAGGCCGCACCCTCTGTCTGGCTGAGGACATCACCGAGCTGCGAGCATTCGACGAGGGCAACTGCAACGACTGGAGCAAGAGCACGAGCCGCACCTACCTGAACGGCCCCTACCTCGACACCCTGATCGACAAGGCCGGGAGCTCCGAAGCATTCGACGAGGTCGACGTGGATCTGACGACCGACGACGGCCTGAAGGACTACGGCACCTGCAAGGCCATCATCTTCCTGCTGAACGTCGACCAGTACCGGCGCAACCGCGACGTCATCCCCAACGCTTCGGACTGGTGGTGGCTGGGCACGGCCTTCAGTACGGCCGCCAATGGGTACGAGCATAGCGCCCGCCTCGTCTACTCTGACGGCTCGCTGAACAACCACCTCGCCTGCTACGGCAGCCACGGCCTGCGCCCCGCTTGTTATCTGGACTCCGATCTCCTGATCTCCATCGAGGAGGCCGACGTCGACGCAGAGACCGCCGGCGAGATCGTCAGGGATCTGATCGAGGGCTTCGGCAGCAGTTTCGCCACCGAGGAGCAGTTCAAGGCCGCGGCCGCCTTCATGCTCGGCACGCTGCGGGCCGCCCGTGAGCAGGAGGTGGCGCATGAGTAACCTGAGCAGCCTGCTGGATCGCTACAAGGCCCTCGTCATCTTCGACACGGAGACCAGCGGCCTCGAGCCGGACAAGCACCAGATCATCGAGCTGGCCGCCCTGCGCGTGGAGCGCACCCCGGCCGGAGCCCTGCGGATCGCCGGCAAGATGGACACCTTCATCAAGCTGCCCGAGGGCGAGACGCTCCCCGAGAACATCGTCACCCTCACCGGCATCACCGACAGGATCCTCCAGAGCGAGGGCGTGCAGCCTGCCAAGGCCGCCAGCCAGATCGCCAAGCTCATGCAGCCCGGCCCGATCCTGATGATCGCCCACAATGCGCAGTTTGACGCCTGCTTCCTGCGGGAGCTGCTGCGCGGCAGCAAGGTCGGCCGGATCGACTGGCTCGACAGTCTGACGGTCTACAAAGACCGCAGACCCTACCCGCACAAGCTCGCCAACGCGATCATCGCCTACGGCCTCGAGGACAAGGTGCAGAACAGCCACCGCGCCATCGACGACGTGCTGGCCCTGTTCGAGGTGCTGAAGGCGATGGACGACGAGCGCGACGACCTCGGCACCTACGTCAACCTGTTCGGCTACAACCCGAAGTACGGCGTCAGCGGCCGCAGGATCACCGGCGTCAGATACGAGGCGCAGGACTTCAGCAAAACCATGACGCGCCCGGAGCGCACCCTTCCGGCCCGCGTGGCCCGGAGGTGACGCCAGTGAGCCGCAGCACCCCGATCACCATCACCAGCGCAGAGCTGCGCGACCGCGTCGAGGACTACCTCGGCCGCTGGATTCCCGAGTGCGTCTGGATCCGCAGCGAGCCCTACGCCCGGCACAAGCTCAACCTCTACCGCGAGCGCTACCCCGAGATCGACCACTACGACAACGAGTACCTCGTGCTGCTGACCGCCGACACCGTCAGGGAGATGGAGTTCAGCGACTTCACCGCCGCCGACTGTGTGCTGAAGATGGCAGCCCGGGCTACGAGCTGAAAGGAGCATCCTCATGGAGGCATTAACAAAAGATGGGGCCGCCCGTTACGCCCGAGCGACCCCTGCGAGGAATACCGACGGCCAGCCCGCCAACGGATCCCGCGACCGTATTATAGCACGAAAAAAGCGCCGCGCCAAGTACCGCCGCCGCAGGCTCACGGCGCTGCTGATCCTGCTGACTCTGATCTTCGCCCTCGTCTACATCGTGGTCACGGCAGTGACCGCAGACCAGCCGACGGTCGACCAAAACACGACCATCACCGAGCCACTCGCGTCGCAGTGGCCGGCTGGCTACTTCCCGACGATCGTGACGCAGACGCAGCAGACCGCCCCGGCAGTCGAGGAGCCCCCCACTCCCCGCTACGCCCTGACCGACGCCGAGCGCGACGTGGTCGAGCGCGTGGTCATGGCCGAAGCCGGCGGCGAGTCCTTCGAGGGCCAGATGCTCGTCGCGCAGTGCATACTCAATGCCGCCGAGAAAAGCGGTACAGCGCCTTCGGAGGCCGTCGTGGCGTACAAGTACACCACACGCCGGCCCGAGCCCACACAAAGCGTCAGGGACGCCGTGGCGGCCGTATTCGACGACGGGGAGACCGTCACCGACGAGCCCATCCTCTACTTCTACAACCCCGCCATCGTGAGCAGCAGCTTCCACGAGAGTCAGATCTTCGTCATCGAAGTGGGCGGGCACCGATTTTTCGCAGAAAGGAGCCCGGAATAATGATCCAACACAACACCGTCATCACCGGCGACAGCCTGACGATCCTGCGCAGCATGGAGGCCGAGAGCGTCGACATGGTCATCACCGACCCGCCCTACGGCATCGACTACCAGAGCAACCGCAAGGAGAAGGATCGCCGGCTCGCCAAAATCAGCAACGACAAGGCCCCGTTCATCTGGTGGATCTACGACGCCGCCAGAGTCGTGAAGTCGCGGGGGGGGTACTCTGTTTTGCCCGATGGGATGTTCAGCAGGTTTTTGTTGACGCCCTCGAGCTCGCCGGCCTGACCGTGAAGTCGGTCATCGTATGGGATCGGCAGGCGCACGGCATGGGAGATCTGAAGGCGTCCTTCGCCCCGCGCTATGACGTCATCATCTTCGCCGTGAAGGGGCGCTTCGAGTTCCCGGGCAAGCGGCCGGACAACGTCATCGCCTGCCCGAAGGTCGGCAACGCCGCCCTGATCCACCCCAACGAGAAGCCCGTGGCGCTGCTCGAGAGGCTGATCGAGGCCACCACCGAGCCCGGCGCCCTGATCCTCGACCCCTTCGCCGGCAGCGGCTCCACGCTGGCCGCAGCGGCCAAGACGGGGCGCCAGTACATCGGGATCGAGCTCGATCCCAAATACAGCCAGATCGCGGCCGACAGGGCCGCAGAACACCAGAAAGGAGCAACCGCATCATGAGCGATAAGACCACCGCGGCCATCGCCGCAGAGCAGGGCCTCGACGTCACTGAGCCCGTCACGCCGGCCGAGATCCTGCCGGCTGCCACCCTCGAGGAGCTGGAGCAGTTCGACCTCGGCGCCATCGTGCAGGAGGAGCGCCCGCCCTTCAGGATCACCGACGACCGCTGCGCAGACTGGGCCGTCCGCAAGATCAACGAGGAGCGGGCCGAGTACGAGCGCCTGAAGGAGCTCGGCGAGCAGCAGATCGCCGCCATCACCGAGAAGATCGAGGCAGCCAAGCGCCGGTATGAGAACGGCACCGGCTTCCTGACCTCCTGCCTCGCCGACTTCTTCCAGACCGTGCCGCACAAGAAAACCAAGACGACCGAGAAGTACCGCCTCCTCTCCGGCACCCTGACCCTGAAGAAGGGCGCCCCGAAGGCCACCACCGACGACGCCAAGCTGGTGCCGTGGCTGCGGGCCAACGGCTTCGCCGACTTCGTGAAGGTCGAGGAGTCGGCCAAGTGGGGCGAGCTGAAGAAGAAGCTCGCCTTCGTCGGCAGCGTCGCCACCATCGAGGAGACCGGAGAGATCGTCGAGGGCATCACCATCACGGAGACCCCCGACACCTTCAAGGTCGAGGCGTAAAGGAGGACGGACATGGCAAACAGCAACACCGCGCCCGCCGAAGGCGCAGCGCAGGCCCCCGAGGCCGCCACACTGCCGGCCGTGGCGAGCTGCCTGACCCTCCGGCAGAAGCTCGTAGAAATGCGAAAAGCCTGCCCGGAGATCGTGAAGAAGCAGCACAGCGACGGCGTCAGCTACAAGTACGCCAAGATCTACGACGTATGGGAGAAGATCACCCCCATCATGAACGAGCTCGGCGTCGACTTCGACGTCATCCGGGAGGAGGCCACCAAGCACTCAGACAACGGCGACCCCCTCTACTGGATCACCATGCAGACCAAGACCCGCAACGGCGACAAGCTCATGTTCCTCTACGAGGCCGACCTCACGATCCGCTGGACTAACCTCGACAACGACGACGAGACCATCGAGGCCACGATCCACGCCCTCGGCTGGAACGATGACCCGGCCAAGGCCAAGGGCGCCGCCCACACCTACGCGCTGAAATACTACCTTTTCGAGAAGTTCACCGTCGACCAAGGCGAGGACGACCCCGACAACAGCGACTTCAGCGCACAAGGCAAAGGCTCCAGCGGCTCCAGACAGGGCCAACAGGGGCAGCAGCGCCAGCAGGGCCAGAGCTCCGGTCGTCTCAGCGACGCGCAGCTCAACCGTCTCTATAAGAAAGCAGAGGCCGCCGGCATGACCAAGGAACGCACCGACGCCCGGATCCTCGAGAAGTACAAAAAGCAGGATCCGGCCACCCTGACCCGTCAGGAGTACGACGAGATCTGCACCTCGCTCGACGCCGCAGCGGCTCAGCATAACCAGCAAGGAGGATAAGCCTGATGTATAACCAATCAGGGCTTCAGGGGCGGCTCACGGCCACCCCTGAGCTAAGACGCACCGGGCAGGGTACAGCGATCACCAGCTTCACCCTCGCCAGCGATACCGGCCGCAAGGATAAGAACGGCAACAAGATCACCAACTTCATCGACTGCGTCGCGTGGCGCTCTACGGCCGAGTTCGCCTGCAAGTACCTCAGCAAGGGCCGCCTCGTCATCGTGGAGGGCGAGCTCACCAGCCGCACCTATGAGGACAAGGAGGGCAACCGGCGCAAGGCCACCGAGATCACCGTCAGGAGCATCCACTTCAGCGACAGCAAGAGGGACGGCCAGAGCGCCGGGCAGCAGTCAGACGGCGGCGACTTCGCCGACCCGGGCGGCAGCTTCGCAGATCCCGACGGCTTCGTGGAGGTGGACGACAATGGCGACCTGCCCTTCTGACGCGGCCGCCGGACGACCGGCGGCTGACCAAATAGCAGCCACGCACACGCAGCCACAAAAAGGAGGTGACGACCGTGGCATGGATCCAAGTGCATCAAACCCTCAAAGACCACCGCAAGCTATTCGACGCCGCTGACGAGCTCGAGATCACCCCGCCGCACATGATGGGCCTGCTGATCTCCTTCTGGCTGTGGGCCCTCGACAACGCCCCGAGCGGACAGCTCGACGGCATCACGCCGCGCATGATCTCCCGGGCCGCTCAGTACGAAGGGCCGGCCGAAAAGCTCACGGGAGCCCTGATCCGGGCCGGCTGGCTGGATGAAAAGGCCGACGGAGCCCTCGAGATCCACGACTGGTACGAGTACGCCGGCAAGCTGATCGACCAGCGGCAGGCCGAGAAGGAGCGCTCACAGCGCCGCCGGGCGGCCGCGGCCGCAGCCTCGGGCGAGCCGTCCGACGACCAGAAAACGCCCGCCGGTCGTCCGCAGGACGGCCAAGGAAAAGCCGGAGGCAGAGTAGACCAGAGTAGAGTAGACAACACCAGAGAAGATGATACACCCCCCTCCCCCTCTGGCGAGGGGGGCGGGACGGCGAGGACGTCGATCATCGAGGTCAGATTTGCCGAGTTTTGGAGCGAGTACCCGAAAAAGGTCGGCAAGCAGTACGCACTCAAGGCGTGGAAGCGCATCAGCCCTGACGCAGCCCTCCACGAGAAGATCATGGCAGCCATCGACGCGCAGAAGCGCGGCGAGCAGTGGTGCCGGGACAAGGGCCGGTACATACCCAACCCGGCCACATGGCTCAACGGCGGCTACTGGGATAACGAGGAGGTGACAACCGATGCAGGCGATCAGCGAGATCCTGATGCAGGCAGCCCGAGAGGATCCGGCACAGACTGGGGCAAGGGCTTCAAGGCAGCCGACGACGACCTCGACGGCGAAAGCTGACGACGAGGAGGCCCGCTTCCAGTGGGTCAGCACCGAGGACGAGAACATCGCCCGGATCCCCGGATCCCCTCAGCCCGTCCCCTGCGAGTATTGCGGGAAGATACGCCACTACAAGGGCTTCAGGCTCGGCGATCGCATAGTGTGGCCGCCAACCGGCCCCGAGCGCTGCGACTGCCCTGACGCCGTGGCAGCCTACGAGAAGGCCGAAGCAGAGCGCAAGGCCAAGGAGGAAGCGGCCCGCAAGGCCGAGGAGGACTACAAGCTCCGCGAGAAGATCCGCAGGATCATCGGCGAGTCGGGCATGGGCGAGCGCTTCCTGCGCCGCACCTTCGACACCTTCGAGATCACCGAGGAAAACAAGCGGGCCGCAGCCGTCGCCTCGAGATACGCCAACGCCTTCGACTCCCTGCTGCCAAAGTGCGGCGAGCCGGAGCCCGGCCGCAACGGCCTTTTTATCGCAGGCCCGCCCGGCACCGGCAAGACGCACCTCGCCGCCGCCATCGCCAATCACCTGATCCGTCAGGGCCGGCCGGTCGTCTGCATGACCATGATCGACCTGCTGGAGCGCATCAAGCGCACCTACTCCCGGGGCGACATCGACGAGGGCAGCGTCCTGAAGCTCTACAAGACCGTGCCGCTGCTGGTCATCGACGACATCGGCAAGGAGCCCCCGACCGAGTGGGCGATCTCGACGATCTACAACATCATCAACGGCCGGTATGAGGCATACCTGCCGACCATAGTGACCACCAACTACGACACAGACACCCTGATCGCCCGCATGACCACGAAGGACACGCGGGACGACACCACGGCGCGGGCCACCATCGACCGGCTCATGGAAATGTGCAGAGGGATCACCCTCACCGGCGAGAGCTGGCGCCAGAA